TGCTGCAATGGCAATGCCCTTGATTATCTGCATTTCAGCCCCCCCTATCTGTTATTTTTACTAAGGTGTATCTTAAATACCCATAGCCGTAATACTCTGGGCTATGTACTCCCATGCTCACGCTATTCTTGTCCACGTAATAGCCCTTTATTGCTTTTGGCTCTTTCTTGAAATACTCACGGTCTGAAATTATGTGATACTCTGGCTCTGGTCTTACTAAATTCTTACTGCAATTCCAGCGCTTACCCTGTAATGCTCCGTCAGTACCCTTTTTATGCGTTCCTGTGTACTTGATTAAATAACTTGCCAGCTCCGCATAGTTGCCGCTGTCGTCCAGCGGGAATACCTTAACCCTGTTATGCCCCTCGTATGCCTTATACCAGCAGCGCTGTAAAATCTCTGTGTCAATTTTATTTACTACAAGATGATGATGCCTCGCACCTTTCTTGCCTATCTCCATAACGTGTATGTATTTGAACTCTAACCCTGCTTTTCTGTACTCCTTTCTGCACTCCCTCAAAAATACATCTATGTCCTGCCGCATCTGCTCCGGCGTTCTGTCTGTTTCTCCTTTCCTGCGGATATAATCAAGCACTAAATGGTAGTCCCCATATCCATAGTTCGCATTTATGAGTATCCTTAACTTTCTCTCTGCCTGTCTGGTGTTTACTTTCTCCTGCTCTTCTTTTGTTGGCTTTACCTTATCCCCTCTGCTGATACCTTTCTTTTTGTATCTGCTGGTAAAGTACCTCTCTATCTCTATCGTATTCCCCGCTTTTGTTACCCTCTCTACGTATGGCATATATCTACCTCTCTGTCGGTTCGTTAATACTTTTATCAAGTGTTAAAACGGGCTGCCCGCCCGTTAATTTTCTTGACTTTGCGCCATACATAGCTTATAATTTTTATAGTATTTCAAAGCTGTATAGCTTAGCGCCTATGGTGTTTCCCCACCGTAGGCGCTTTTATTTTTTCATGTTTCCTGCCGCTCTCCCATGCGGCTTAAGGCGTACTCATAAGCCCGTCTGTACGGCTCTCTGCAATCGTAGCCCGTGCAGCTGTATAATTTGCTGCCCTTGCAAAATTCGCAGCTATGCAGCTTTGCGTAATCGCTCGCCGCCCTCTCCTGTCGCTTTTCCTCATATTCCAGATGCTGCTTAATCTGGTTTGCATCTATAACCGTAATCCCCAGCATATTTGCTGTATGTATTTCTCTGTCCATTCCCTCTGTTATGCCGTATTTCACGCCGACAATAACAAAATCGCAACCTTTCAGCAGCGCAAGCCCCGCAGCCATGCCCCTTGCCCGCTCTTCCGGCTTTTTATCGTCCATGCACTGCGTCATATATAAATGCGGCGTAATGGGTGCTAAGCCTGCCTCTAATGCCTGCCGTGTCAGCTGCTGCGCATAATCTATGTTTCTGTCCAGCTCTGCGCCGTCTTTCGCCCTGTATGGGCTGCATATATAAACCTTTCTCATGCCTTTTTACCCGCTTTCTGTTGTGCCTCTGCCCGTGCCTGTTCATTTCCTGCCAGATATGCTGCTAAGCACATCAGCTCGTCTGCTCCCTTTTGGTCTATAAAATTACAATCAACGCAGCATTTACAGTACCCCGTAATCTGTAAATATCTGTCGTATACTTCCTGTGGTGTCTGGCACTGCTTTAAGCTGTCCACCATGCCTGCAAGCTGCTGTATTGCCTTTATGCCTGTCTCGCCGCCTTTTCCGTGTATCCCTACTGTAATCTGCTGCATTTTTGTTGCGCCGTCTGCTCCTAAAATTGTTTTACTCTTCATTCTGTGCCTCGCTTTCTTCCTTAAGCCCAGCCAAAAGCATAGTCATTGCATCTATCGCTGTATCAAAATGTTTTCCCAGCTCTGCTGCGTCAATAAGCCCCTGCTTTGTGTTTCTTCCGTTCCCTTTCATTGCCTGCGCTTGCAAAATAGGTTTTAACTGGCTAAGCCCAGCTATGCTGTTCTCTAACTCTTCCTCACTCACGCAGATTTTTACATAACCCTTGCCGATATGTTCAACACTCATTTTCTGCCTCTTCCTTTCTTCTAATCAGCCGTACTGATACTTCATAAGCTGTGCGCTGTTCTCTTTCTCCTGTGGCTGCATCAAGCACCTTTTCATACTGGCGGCTCTGATACCGTCCCAGCAGCTCTACAGTGTCGCCCTGCTGCCACTGCGCCGCCTCGTCTGCCTGTCCCTGCCAGCAGATGCACGGTAAAAAGCAGCTGCCGCCTGTAAGCTCATTTCTTACCTTTACCGTAATATCAGTAATGTGCTTGCCTCTCGGCGTTTCTCTGTGTGTTGGCTTATTCGCTATAATGCCTCTTACTGCTACCTCGTCCTGCTCTACTGCCTTTTCTGATACCGCCACAAAATCTGCCAGAATATATACCAGCAGTCTACCGCTCTGGAAGTCCTTAAGCGTCTGCGCCTTGCCTGTCAGTAAAAGCCTGCTGCCCTCTACAAATTCCTGCATAGCGTCAAACTCTATGCCGCTGCAAGCCTTGTATGGTACGTCCTCTGCAAATACTGCCGTTACCTCGTCCGGCACGCCGCTTGGTCTTACCGTTTCCAGCTTTGCCATATAGCCACAAAACGGCAGCCCACATAGCTGCTTAATTTCCTTAATCTGTGTAAGCGTTCCTACCAGTCCTGCTGCATTTCCCTTGATACTGCCACCTGTAAGCTCGTCCATGATTGCAGTATCTAAATCCCGTAAAAAATCTGGCTTTTTCTTTGTCATACTTCCTGCCCTTTCCTTTCTTATATGTAAATGGTGTAGTAAAGCGACATCTGCAAATCACTAAACTTATACTGTGCTGTCTGCTCTGGCTCTAATGGTTTCATAAGCCCCAGCTCTTTCCAGCGTCTGTGCGTTATCTCCGGCACTGCTCTAAACTTCTTTACCTCATTCCCGCTGTATTTTCGGTATTCCTCGCTTATCTCATGGTCTGCAAACGGTTTGAACGCTGCCAGATACCCTACGTAAACCTCTGCTTTGCCCTCGATAATGCGCAGGCGGTCTGAGCTTTCCAGCGTGCCTATAAATTCCTTTACTGTCACTGTCTGCCTCTCCTACTTCTCCGGCATTTCGTACAGCCTCGGTACTACTGCTGCAAACGGCTGTACGTTCATGTCGCCTATCATTAAAGCTGCTCCACCCTCTGTAAATAGGTATGTTAAGCACCTTTTCTGTATTTCGTCCAATACCTCTAAGCAGCGCTCTTTTGTTGCGTACTCCCCGATTTCCTCTAAACACCCGTCACTTATGCAAATTACGTGGCGCTTTTTGTCTGCCTCTGCGCCGCCTCTCTTTTTCTTTATGTCCTCGTACTCTCCATACTCTACGCAGGCGTAATTACCGCCCAGTCTATACAGCTTTTCTTTATTCTGGCTGCGTATATATACCTCGCTCATTGCCTTTATCTCCTTGCCTCTATGTTTTCCATTTCAGAAATGCAGTTTGACGGTATCAGCTCATAAGCTGCCGCCTCTATTTCTGTAAGCGCCTCTTTATACTCAATGTATCCCCACGCCTGCCGTGCTATCTCTGGTACGTTCTGCCGTTCCTCAAAATTTTCTATATGCAAAATCTCGTTTCCCTGCGGCTTTGGAAATGTTCCCAGTGATAACGGGCGTAAAGGGCTGTAATATCTGTGGCTCATTCTCCCGCCCCGCTTTCCTCTTTATGTTCTTGGTAGCCCTCTAAGTATCCTACTGCCTCTACGTCAATGTCCTTGCCGTCCTTACCGTCGTTGTTTATCCGAATTTTGCCGTAGTAGGCATAAATACAGCAGCCGTCATAGTCGTATACTCTTATGCTGCCCTCTGCGGCTGCCTCTGGTGTTTCAATAACCAGCGGCTCTGCCTGCTGCATCTGCGCTGCTACCTGTTCGTCTGTTACTGGCTCGCTGTTCTTTCCTCTGTACCAGATAGCCAGCATAAACAAAATGATTGCCAGCACGCCTGCCGCTATAATGGCTACGTACTGTATCAGTTTCTTAACTGTCTGTCGTTTTCGTTTTCTCATTTCCCGCCTCGCTTTCCTCTATCATTGCAGCCCTGCTACGCCGTTCTATCCCCGTAGCCATAAACGCTATTTTCATATCTCTTTCGTTAAATTCGTCGTAGTCTCCTACTGGTGCATCTTCTGGGAAAATCTTCTGTGCCTGTATGAAAGCGTCCATAAATGTACTTAATTCCTCATAAAATACGTTTCTGTAAAATTCAAACTCTAACTCTATTTCGATTTTCTGCGCTTTCGTGCAATATATGCCGATTTTCTGCCGCCGTCCGTATGGCTTGTATGCTGTTCTGTCAGATTTAGCACCCATGACCTTATACATACACTGCCGCAGCAGTTTTATTTCGTGCTTTCCGTTGTAGGAAAATATCGTATATTCATACTCTTCCTTTTGTAGTTCGTCTAAGGAATTTATACCGTTATCCTTAAGCAGCTTTGCAAGTTTCTTTTGCGCTGTCGTTTTCTCGCCGCCTACGCCCCGCTCTGCCAGTGCTTGCAGCTTTTTAATACGCTGTATTGTTTTTTCGTCCATGTATTGCCCTCTCTTCTGTAGCAAAATAGTAGTTGTCTACTATCAGCATTTTTTTACTGAAAAGGCACATAAGCCCCAGCGGTACGGTAATAACCGCTATTGTTATGTCGCCCTCTGTCGCCCATACCGCCAGCACGGTAACTGCCAGCATTGCAAGCCCGTAGGCTTTCTGCTTAATGAAATACCAGCGGCGGGCTTTCTTTGCCTGCTCCCGCTGCCGCCTCTGCTCTTTTTTCTTTCGCATATCTGCTATGGCATCTGCATAGCCTCTCTGGTATGCGTCCTCTACTATCAATGCCTCTGCTGCCATTCTCTGCCTCTCTTCCTTTCGGCGGCGCTCTCTGTCTTTCCATGTGTGCCGCTCTCCTGTTCTGGCGTTTGGTTTTACCGTGCGGGCTGCTTTTCGCATTAAAAAGCAACTGAAAACCTGTTGACTGTCCACATACTTTCTGGCTGGTATGACCGCCGCTATTTTTCCACGGTATACAGATTGCAGCTATTAGCCTGCTGCCCTCTGCCGCAGGCTCGCCATGCCTGCTACGCAATGTGCCGTGTGGGATTTGAACCCACGACTTGCCGCTTATGAGGCGGCTGCTCTAACCACTGAACTAACGGCACTCGTGGCGGCTACCTCTGCCTACGTTTCCTCTAAATTGTCGGTTTCTTCCAGATAGCCTATAAATTCCTCTAAACTATCTACGTTTTCCTGCCTCTGCTTTCCTTATTCATTCTCTTTGCTCTCCTTTTTCATTTGCTCTAAAATTTCTTGCGGGTAATACTGATAGTTCGTAAATCCATTTTCTATAAAGAAGTCTAAAACTTCTTTGTATCCCCATTTAAAAATTGCCTGCTGCCAACGTCGGTTATCTTCGTAATACATTCTCTGGAAACGGTTAGGCGTTCCGTCTCTCTCCATGCCAAACATGCATATCGGACAGCCCGTCCTTTCTGCTTTCGTTGTATAAAAATTACCGTCCTCGTCCTGCTCTATTCTTCCGTATGCTTTGCTAATCTCTACATTGTTTTCATATAAATAACGTAAAATATCCTGTCTTGTCCAAAATGAAAACGGTGTGCTTTCGCCTTGCCCATCAAAACTATTGCAACCACCACGCTTACAGTATCCGTTTAATCGGCTCTGGCTTTCCTCTACCAGCGTTGCTACTATAGATGCTTTCCCGTTCTCTTTCGTCCAGTTTTGTACTGGTGTTTCTTTCATGTAATAGCAACATTTATTTGAAATTTTAAAAGGGGCTTTTATTAAAAAACGCCATTTCTTGGCTAACACCCATGTCTTAGCATATCTCCCCTCGTTTGTTATGCCTGTAAGTGCTAATCTTCTGCTATTTGCATTTTTTTCTGTAGGATTTTGCAAGTGATTTAAACTCTTGGCTGCTCTTTTGCTTACTATTGGATAACCAAATTCTTTTAATACCGCTTGTTGCGACTTTCTCGGCTTTGCAATATTTACATTCACGCCCCATTCATCCCGTATTTTCATAACCATTTCTATATTGTCTCTGCACTCTATCCCTAATACACAGATTGCCTCTACGTCTGGGTATCTCTTATGTATAAAGTGCATTGCTGCGGTACTATCCAGCCCGCCGCTTATGCACACTACTACGCCGCTTTCTCCGTAATATGTTATAAATTCACTAAGCCTGCGCTCTGTCATTTTAACTTTTATTTCATAAGGATACTTAAGCCTCTCCCTTACTGTCTCTTTACTTATCTTATCTTTCAACATTTTTCATGTTCTCCTTTTATAGTGCCTGCTGCCCTGCTGCCGCTGTGTACGTTTCCAGCGTAGCCCCGCAGCGTTTTAACTCTCTATAAATTGTGTCCCTATGTGTTCCCAGTACCTCTGCAATATCGCTTACACTGCTGCCCTGCTTACTCATAGCCTCTATGGTCTGCCTGTCCTCGTAATGCAGACGCTTGTACTTTCGTTTCGCCATGTTCTATGCTCCTTTCCGTCCTCATTTGCTTTTATGGTAAAAAAATAAGCGTGTCAGAGTTTTTACGCTCTGCACGCTCTTCTTTTCTGCTGTTTCCTATAAAAAAAGAAAATCGGCAGAGGCTTTATAACCTCTTGTCGATTTTCATTCTAAAACTTATCATTTTTCCATGAAACGTCCGATCTGGAGCAATAAAAGCACCAGCCCCGTTCCCAGCAGGATATGGCCGATCCCGGCCACACCAGAAATGGCGGCGTTAATACTGGAAGAAAGCGGTGTACCCAGGACCTGAAGGATTCCCCGGACCGCCAGCATCAGGACAGTCAGGTTCAGCCCAGTGTGATAGACTGCCAGGATCCTTCCGGTTTTGGGACCGGTAAAAGAAAAATTCTTTTCCAGCAGGAGCAGCAGCAAAAACACTGCCATTCCCAGCATGAAATAATGAGTATGGATCACCGACAAGGTCGTTTTAGCGGTAAAACCGGTAAACTTGGTAAACTCCCTGTAAAATACGCCCCCAGCCATTGCAAGAACGGCGTACAGCAGCGCGGCATTCATATAGCGTTTCATTTTTCTCCTCCTTTATCTGAATTCCTTCTTCATGGCAGAGTATCCAATGAGCACGGTCCACACATAAGCGCAGGTCTTGGGGATCATCAGCATCCCGACCATGGGATACGTTCCGGACCACAGTACCACAGGAATATAGAAGCCAAAGCTCAGCACAATGGTAAGCCACATCCATCGGAATGCCCGGTCCCCATTCTTCCTGGCACTGTCGAAAAACAGCACGATCACCAGAAGTCCCAGCAGGGCAAAGGGAATATTACGGTAGATCCCCCAGGAAAGCGGCGCATCTGCGCTGAGCCATCGGTTCTGCGGCATCATGCATAAAAAGATCCGGAGTCCTGCCAGACCATACACAGCCGCCGTGAGGCCGTTCCTGCCCAAAACCCTGTAACGCAGCCGCCACACATAGTAAAGCAGCACATAAAAGACCGTCATAGTCACGGAGGTGATCCACTTTCCAAGCCCCAGGGGGACAGTATAGTTTTCCAGCCCGGTGGTGCATAAAGCCAGCGCCCGGGGAACCAGATGGAACGAATCTCCCGCTCCCAGCACCACGGCCATCCAGCCGAACAAAAGGAACTGCCGGTCTCCTCTGCTGCCCCGGATCATCCGGATCCCGATAGCAATGACGGAGACCAGATAGACCACATCAAATAAAGTTTCTGCAACTGCCTGCATTCTTTTTCCTCCTCATAGTGAACGTCGTTCATTTTCTTGTCCAAAAAAGAATCCTGATCTACAGGATTCTCCATTTTCGGAAATCTTAGTAAAGGGTCCTGCGGGTGATCTCCAGCACCGCCCGGGGATCATAATCCTGACGCAGCAGCGCTGACAGCATCAGGGAAAACAGGACGTCTGCAAATTTCTCTGCTGGAAACTGCTCTGTAAAAGCGTCTGGCCGGACCCTGGAATCCCGCTTCAGGACAAAAATGAGGCCGTC